TCTTAGTATGCCCTCCTCTGCCCAGCGCGGGCAGCATCGGCACAGCAGAGACAGGCAAGGGCAGGTCAAGGGCGCAGCCCTTGCGGTCTTGGGGGTTCCAAAGGGGGCCATTCTTCCGCTAAGAATGGCCCCTTTTGCTGGCCGTCAGAGGGCGTCAGCCCTTTTGGTCTGCCGTGCCGCCCTCGGCACTCCCCGCGCGGCTCCGCGCAAAGCGGGTTCTCTTTCGCAAAGAGACCATCCCTTGCGAACCGTCAGAGGGCGTCAGCCCTTTTGATCTGCCGTGCCGCCCTCGGCACTCTCCTGTGAAGCAGGTACGGATACCTCCGTAACCTCCACCACCGTCACGCAATGGCTCGGATAGCGCACGCTGTCGCTGGCGCGGGCGTGGGAGATTCGCCCGCTTTTGTCCGACACCGCCACGCGGTCGCCGAGCCGCAGCCAGACCTCGGGCGGCGTGAAGAGCGAGAGCGCGTAGCGGCTCTCGCACAGCGCCTCTCCCGCGCCGCGCACCGCGGGCGCGCTCGTGAGTGCGCTGCGGCTGAGGGCGCAGGGAATATCGACATAGACCGCCCGCTCCGTCCCGTCGGACAACGGACGAAATACGCAGGCCGTGCGGTCGAAGGTGCGCCGCAGCGCCCTTGTCATTCTCGCGTCGCGCATTTTCAGCCCTCTCGGAGCGTTCCGAGCCTGCACCACGGCGCAAGCAGCACGCTTTCGGCGTTTTTCCCGTCCAAATAGGTCACGGACGTATCGCCGCGCGTGATGCTTTTCACGTCGGACTCACGTGAGACCAGTCCGACCAGCACCGCCGCAACCGCCTGCTCCATCTCCTCCGGAATGTCCGACCGATTGCAATCCGCCGCCGCCGCCGCGCCCCCCCCCCCCGCCCGCGCCCCCCCCGCCTCGCCGAGCGGCTCGCCCGCGAGCGCCTCCGCCTTCGTCAAAATAGCGTCCCGCTGCGAGAGCGTCACGCCGCCCATTTAGTTTCCTCCCGCGGCCTGCGCGGGTTCAACGATCGCGCCGAGGGAAACGACGCTCTTCGTCGGCACGAACAGGTCGTAGAGGTAGCGCGCCTGAATGGCGGTGCCGTCGAAGAACTGGTTCTCCTCGGGGCCGAACTGCTTGATGGAGTCGAGCTTGCTCACCGCCAGCGGCGCGGAGCAGTGGGCGAGCAGCACATTGATGTCCTGTGCGCCGGTCGCGGACACGATGCCGCCGCTGTTGCCGCTGCCGGTCTGCACCGTGACGGCAGTTTTCATGCGGCTCTGCGGCACGAAGATGCACGGCAGATCGTCGAGCAGCATCACATTGTCGTAGGTCACGCCGTTGATGCTCACGCCCGCGCCGAATGTAATGCTGTGGTAGGTGCCGGTCGCCGCGGCGAGGAACGCGCTCTTATTCTTGTGGGAAACGAGCGCCACATAGCCGTCCATGACCTCCGCGTCGTCGCGCACGGTCTGCAAAAGGCCGCAGACCTTCTCGATGATGTTGCTCTTCGTGAGCGCCGCGGAAACGATGTGCGTACCCTTGTGGGCGGTGTCGGCGTTCGCCAGCGCATAGAGCTTCTGGATGCGATAGGCGTCCTGCTCGCGCACGAGCGCGTTTCGCGCGAACTCGCGGATCACATTCTCCGCGGTGGCGAGGAAATTGGTGTCGTTGGGACTGGTGCGGTCGAGCGCGAACTTCACGCCGCGGTCCATCGCGAGCGTGTAGGTCGTCCAGTCGTTCGAGACCGTGCCGCTGGGGTAGGCGCTGCCGTCGCTCTTGGTGGCGTCGTAGTTGCCCAGCCCGCTCGTCGAGAGCGTGGAGATCTCCACATCGCGGCCGCCGGTGAAGCGCACCTTGCCCGCCTCCGGGATCATCCAAGCGGTCGCGGACGCGGCCACCAGCTCCTCGTCAATGAACTGCTGGTATGCCTTTGCGTAATCAAATGCCATTATATTACCTCCGGTAATCAGATTTCACCCTCTTTGGGGTGTCAGAGCCGCGCCGCCTGAAAGGGATCGCAAAAGGAAGAAAGAGAAAAAGGAGGACCCTTTCCCGCTGAGCATTGACGGCAGCGGCGCGGCTCATATTTTCAGCATAGCCCGCTTTTCCGCCCATTTCCCTTGTCGCTGTTCCTCTTTTTCCGTCACAGCCCCGCCCGCTCACACGGACAAGCCTCACATGAGTTTTCCCTCTCCCGCAGAAAATTTCCCGCTCTGTAGCCCGCGAGCGTGCAACAAAGCCCGCCTTGACGCTCCTTCACAGAAGCACTTCCCAAAACCCATTCCGCGAAAGGAGACACTATGACGGCTGCAAGCACACAGCGCGCCGCGGAGCACTCCGCTCCGACGGATGCAAATTCCCCCGCGCGGGAGGAGACGGGGCGCGGCGCCGCGGCGCTTGCCGCCCTCTGCGCGGACACAAGCGACTACCGCCGCGCGGCGACGGACCTCGAATACTTCGGAAAATACTATCTGCCGCACTACTTTTCGCTCCCCGCGCCGCCGTTCCACCGCGCGCTGGACGCCCTGTGGCGCGAGCGTGTGATGGACGGAGCCGACCCCGTGCGCGATGCGGCTCGAATTTTGTCGAAAACCGGCACACGCACCGCCGTTGCCGCCCCGCGCGGCCACGCGAAATCAACGGTCATGAGCCTTAAAAACGCGCTCCACGCCGCGCTCTACGGCTACAAGCGCTATATCCTCCTTGTCTCTGACACAGAGACACAGGCGGTCGGCTTCCTTGACGCGATCAAGTCGGAGCTGGAGGAAAATCCGCGCATTCTGCGCGATTTCGGCGAGCAGCCGGGCAAAAAAACGTGGAAGACCTCCTCGATCCTCCTCGCCAACGGCTGCCGCATCGACGCGGTCGGCTCGGGGCAGAAGCTGCGCGGACGGCGCAACCACGAGCGCCGCCCCGACCTGATCCTCTGCGACGACATCGAAAACGACGAGGGCGTGCGTACCGCCGAGCAGCGCGACAAGCTCGCCGCGTGGTTTTATAAGGCGGTCTGCAAGTCGGGCGACCGCTACACGGACCTTTTGATGATCGGCACGGTCCTCCACCACGACGCGCTGCTCGCCCGCGTGCTGAAAAACCCCGGCTTTCAGTCGCGCACCTACCGCGCGATCCTCTCGGACAGCGCCTCGCCCCTCTGGGACGACTGGAAAAAACTCTACACCGACCTCGCCGACCCCAAGCGCGAGCGCACCGCGCACGCCTTTTTCTACCGCCACCGCAAGGAAATGCTCACCGGCGCGCGCGTCCTCTGGCCGGAAAAGCTCTCGTACTACGACCTGCGCGTCATGCGCCTCGCAGAAGGGGAGAGCGCCTTTCAGTCCGAAATGCTCAACCAGCCCGTGAACCCGGACGACTGCCTCTTTTCGCCCCAGTGGTTTCGTTTTTACAGCCCCGCCGAGGTCGATTTCCGCGCCCCGCGCTTCCGCTTTTACGGCTACTGCGACCCCTCGCTCGGACGCACGGCGCAGAGCGACTATTCCGCCATCGTCACCCTCGCCGTGGACGGCGACAGCGGCACGGCCTATGTCTATGACGCGGACCTTGCCCGCCGCCACCCCGACCGCATCATCTCGGACATTTTGGAAAAGGAGCGCCTGCTGCGCCGTGAAACGGGCCGCGGCTACACGCTCTTCGGCGCGGAGACGAACCAGTTCCAATGGTTCCTCAAGGAGCAGCTCGCCCGCGAGAGCGCCAAGGCGGGCTTGTATCTCCCCATTCAGGGCGTCCGCGCGACGGAGGACAAGACGCTCCGCGTCGAATCGCTCCAGCCGGACATCCGCAACGGCTACATTCTCTTTCGCCGCGACCAGACGCTGCTGCTTCAGCAGCTCTCCGAGTTCCCGATGGGCGCGCACGACGACGGCCCGGACGCGCTCGAGGGCGCGCGCACGCTGGCGCGGAAGGGGAGCGCCCCCCTCAATCTCGCCGGCCTGCACCTGTGAGCCCCTGCCGCCGCCCCGCGGCAGAGCAAAGGGGGACCATTCTCAGCGGAAGAATGGCCCCCCTTATACCCCCCAAGACCGGCAGGGCAGAGCCCCTTGCCGGTCGCCTCCCCCCCCCGCGGCGGGGGTTCC